TTTATCAGCTTGCAAATCTTGAAACATTTTTATCCATTCGGGATTCATATCTTATGGATCAGGCTTGAGATACATTGTATAAAATTGATTATCAAATAGACCGTGTGGTCTAAAAGTAGAATTTAAAACGAATCTTTTACCATCTACATCAAAACGACGGCCATCTTTGATATAGTCATAATCTTCTGCTCTTATTTTAATTCTAACAGAGCCAACGACTGCTTCTAGTTTAATCTGAGAAGCTAAACCTGATTCGCTCCAGTATTTTTTACCAATATCGTCATTGTATTGAATTCTAACTTTGAAAGTCTTGTAAACAGGTGTATTTACATATGAAGTGGTTTGACCAGCGGTATTATATAATGGGTTAAAGTTAGGATCAGTAATGATTACGATTTGAGAAGCTTCCTTAAAAACAGTGATTTCGCGAGCAAATGTCTCATGAATATCCTCCATAACTGCGTTGAGCGCAGTTCTTTCGGAAGCAGAAATAAGATTTGTAGCCATATTTACTTTTACACTGGTTGAAAAACTATAGAATATATATTAGTATAAATAAATTATGTCAAAGTCTCTGTATAGTTTCAATATTTTTAAAAATGCCGAGGTCGAAGAAGACAAGACTGAAACGGTGACAAACGAACAAGGCGAGTCAGTTACTCGCACTTACAAGGAAAAGGTAAAGAAGCAAATCCCAGTAGAAATAAATATTTTGCAGCCAAATCGCAAACAAATGCAAGAAGCCGACATGGAATTTAGTATTGAGATGAGTAGATGTATTAGAAATGGGATCTTAACAAAAGCGATGTTGCTAAATAAGTATAGCGATACTGGTGGTTTGATTAGCGATACAGATGCAAAGATTATGGTTTCTGCCGCTGGAGAAATTGGAGATCTACAAAGTAGACTTACAATTCTTAATCTAAAGCCAGAATCAGAAAGAGATGAAGATTACAAAAAGAAAATTGAATCTGTCACCTCTGAAATTCTACAAAGACGCAAGACTTTGATCGAAAAAGAGACTAGTTATATGACTCTTTTTAATCATACTGCTGATATTAAAGCTCAGAATAGAGCTATTCTATGGTATGTGCTTAATCTTACTCAATTTAAGGACAATAGTAAGAAAAATGCTGAATTTGAATGGTTATTTCCGGGTAAAACTTTTGAAGCTAAAGAAGCAGCAATGTTTGATTATGAAGAAAATAAGAATGAAATTTACGAAAAATGCTATACTAAGTTAGCAAGTCTTATTAGTTATTGGTTCTTTACAAGCAACACTGAAAAGGAAGAGTTCGATAGAATCATTGGAGAAATAGATGGAACAATCCCAACAGAGTAAATACAAGAAAGCTTTTCGGGATATTAAAAATGGATTCTCTGAAATTAAAGTTTTAGAGAATCTTTTTTATTTAAAGCACTTGTCTTTAGAAGATCAGGTCGATATCGATCAGATCTACGATCATTATTTTGACGAAGCGAAAAGTAGAGGGGTTCCTACAAACGATGAAACTCTTAAACGTCTAATTGAAGAAAAACAATGGACCAATCGGCAGGAATCTTTAATTAAACAAGAAGAAGATTTAATAGAAAATTTTCAAAAGCAGAAAAAAACTTTATTCTTGAAATCAGAAATATTAAGAATAAATGCTGATATAGAGTCGGCGCAAAAACGATTATACGATTTAAAAAATACAAAAGCAGCTTTTTTTAACAGAACTGCCGAAAGCTATGCTGAAGAGAGGGTTAATGATTTTTATATTCTTAAATGCTTATATAAAGATAAAAAACTAAGCAAAGTTGCTTTTGAAGAGGATCAGTTTGATAATATTGATTCAGAAACTTTAACTTGTATTATAAAACAATATACTGAAGTATATAAAAACATAAATGATAACACAATTCAACATTTAGTTTTGCAAGATTTTTTTAATTTATATATGCCTTTTGCAGAAAATCCTACTGAATTCTTTGGTAAATCAGTATGTGAGCTTACTTACAATCAGATAAAATTGCTTATTTATGCAAGATTTTTTAAGAATGTTTTTCAACAAAATGATAAAATGCCTCAAGAGATCAGAAATGATCCTGATAAAATTATTGATTATGTTAATGCTAATGAGAATGCTAAAAAAGCTATAGAAAATAAAAATAATAAAGAAAATCAAGCAACTTCTATTGTTGGTGCAACGCCTGAAGATCTTGAATATATAGGTTTAAAAGCAAAAGGACAAAAAACTTTATCTTTAGCTGATGAAGCTAAGAAAAAAGGTGGTTCATTGAGTATGGACGACATGATGAAATTATTCGGATAATCGATAATTTAACGTGTAAATAAGAAATATGGCAGTTCAAATTAATGTCGCCGCCAATCAAGCAGCATTAACCGCTTCTATTCAAGCTGGTGTTCAAGCGTATAACCAAAGATTCGCTCAGAATAATCAACTTAATCTAACGGTTAATCAACGAGCTTTCTCTCAGCCTCTTGGCAGAATGACGGGCGATGTTAAAGACTTTGAAGCAGCACTAGCCGCTTCTAATGCTCGCGTTATTGCATTCGGCGCTTCAACTGCTGTTTTAGGTGGAGTCATTCGCAGTTTTAAAGAATTAGCTAGTGTTACGATAGACGTAGAAAAGAATCTTGCAGATATTAATCGTGTATTTGGACTAACTACAAGTCAATTACAAAAATTTAGTACAGATTTATTTAATGTTAGCAAGCAAACGGCTTCATCTTTTGATGACGCTTCTAAAGCCGCTCTTGAATTTTCTCGTCAAGGTTTAAAAGCTGAAGATACTTTACAAAGAACAAAAGATGCTCTTACATTAACTAGATTAGCTGGAATTAGCACTGCAAATGCTGTTGATGCATTAACTTCCACTGTAAACGGTTTTGCTGCAACTGGAATCACTACTACTCAAATATTAAATAAACTCGTTGCGGTTGAACAAGACTATGCCGTAGGCGCAGGAGATTTGGCTGAAGCTTTGTCTCGTACAGGTCAAGCAGCGCAAGAAGCTGGAGTTAGTCTTGATCAGTTAAACGCATTGGTAACTTCCGCACAACAAAGCACTGCAAGAGGTGGTGCAGTAATCGGTAACGCATTAAAAACAATTTTTACTCGTTTACAGCGTACTGAAACTTTAGATCAGTTGGAAGCTTTTAATATAGCAGTTAGAGATGTTGAAGGAAATATTTTACCAGCCGTTCAGATATTACAAAACTTTGCTGGAGCTTATAGAGGATTGGCTGATGCTCAAAGAGCGCAATTGTCTGAACAAGTTGCGGGTGTTTATCAAGTCAACATCTTAAAAGCAATTGTTAACGATTTAAATAAATCACAAGGCGTGTATGCTGGAGCCTTACAAAGAGGCGCTTCAGCAACAAATGAAGCTGAAGTAGCTACTGCAAAATTGAATCAAACTCTTGATGCGTTATTAAAACAAACTGCTGTATCTACACAACAATTAGCTAATAATATTGGTAAAGTAACATTTGAACCATTAGCTAAATATGGAACAGAACAATTAAAGAGTTTTATTGAAGGATTAAACACTTTATTGGAAGGCGATGATGCTGGGGCTTTATTTGCGAATGGTTTCTTAAAAGGAATTAGAAATGTAATAGCTGGTCCCGGTGCTATTGCTGCATTTTTTACTCTTTTTAAATTAATACAAAATTCTTTTACTTATCTTAGTCAGGCTTTGCCTCAGATCGCTGGTATAACTACCGAAACACAAAATAGAAAAAATATCGAACAATCTATTTTGCAAATCATGCAGCAACAAGGGCCAGCTTCGCAAGCTCTTTCTGGACTAATGGGTAATCAAGCAGCGCAAGCGCAATTGCTACTTCAAATAGCTAGACAACAGACAGCAGAATATCAAATGCAGTCTACACTTGCTAAACAATTAGCCGCTCAATTAGCTACTCAAGGAGTAAGAGTAAAAGGATCTGGTGGATTGCAAGTTACTCGCGCAGGTGGATATATTCCTAATGCAACAAGAATGGCGGAAGTTGTTGGCGCACAAGCTGGTGGATATACTCCCGGCAGAGTTGTTTCGTCTCCTGTTGGTGGGGTAATGAATACTGCGGAAGATGTAAAATATATTCCCGGTTTTGCTCAACCTTTTATTAATCCTCCTGCTGGATCAAAAGCTGGTCGCGCACATAGACAAAATGCTATAAGTAGAACAGGTGTTGATCCATATATGTTTAATGGATTTATTCCAAATTTTGCTATTAAAAAAATAGATCAATTTGCTATTGGTAGAGGTTTTGAAGCTAGTGTCGGAAATGATATTGGAGTTTCTCCTGCTTATAATGCAGCAATAGATTTTAATGAAGTTAGATTTAAGCCTATTAACAAAGGTTTTAATCCAAGACTTTATAAATCAAATTCATTTGCTGACGCTCATGCTGGTTATGGTCATACAGCTTCTCAAAATATAAGTAAAATAATTAATCATTTAGGGGAAAATTATTATGGTTATTTGCCAAAACAAGGATCATCATCAAGAAGAATAAAATTAAATGATAAATCATCTTTAATTTCAAATGAAGGGCTTCTTGGCGATTTATTTATAAGACCTTATTATACAGAAATAATAGGTGATGGTTCTGATTCTTCTAGCGTTACGCAAACTTCATTGATTTCTAGTTTAAAAACTACAGCTAAAAATAATTTATTAAATGATTTACCAGATTCAGAGAAAAAAAATATTTTGAAAAGAAAAATAACAATGCAATTTGCTCAAGATAAAGTATATGGTTCTGGCTTTATTCCTAATTTTGCTCCTCCTACTAGTGCAATAAGAGTTCCTTGGTTTAAAAAATTTGGTAATCCTGCTTTTGATGCTATTCAACCTGCTTTGGGAATATCTAAAGCAAGTGACGTAGATACTTTTAGACAAGTTAATTTTAGAAGTAGTGCTAAAGGTGCAGATAAGGTTGGAGATAATAATATTTTCGCTCCATTGTATGAGGATTTTGTATTTAAAGCGATGCAATTAGTTTCCCAATCAAAAATTAAAGATCAGTTGATTAGGGGTTATGCCTTGCAACCTGGAACAGATCAAAAACAATCAGCATTTGATGCGTTTTTAGGAGACATAGCTCTTGAATATAAAGGTTTTCCAAAAGCAAATTTAACTGGTTCTATTTCTGGAAATTTAAATGACAAATACGAACGATTTGCCAAAGCTAATCCTGCTGGTGCAGCTAAAATAAAAGAATCAATAATTACATTTAATGAATTAGGACATGAGAATCAATTGCCTTCCGCATTTGGAAAAACTTTTTCTCAACTTGCAGGAACAAGCTATTCTCAAATGGCTAAAAGTAGTCCTGATCTTGTAAAAGGATTGTCCGCAGAAACAAATAGTTTATTAAATAGTTATGTTAAAAATCCTGCGTTCTTAGCAATGGCTTCTGCAAGTGGATTTATTCCTAACTTTGCTTATAAACAAGCAGTAATGGGTTTAGAAGAAAGCATGAGCGGAAATAAAGCTATCTTTGATACTAAGCCTTTCCCTCATATTAGAAATAGCAGTCAGCCAACATTTAGTTCCGCAATTGCTGATCATGGAGGTTTAGGCAATGCATTGAGTGATTCAATGAGAGGTCAAAAAGCCGCTGGATTGATGCATGGAGGATTTATTCCAAATTTTGGAAATAGTAGATCAGCTAGAAGAAAAATGGCGAGAAATCAAACCCAAAGCCAATCTCAAAATGCACAATCTGGATTTGATCCTGCTATTCTACAAGCTGAAGCGGAAAAAATTGCTAAAAACGTTGTTAAAAAAATGAAATATGCTTACGATTATATAGGCGTTTTCGCGGCTGCTTTTGCGGATACGATAGAAAAAGGTTCGCAACAAGCTAAAGCCGCTTTGAGTTCTGGTATGTCAAAAATTAAAGTTAGTGCTAGTAATTTAGGCGCTAACGTTTCAAATTCAGTTAATAACGCCGCTTCAAATGCAACAAATCAAAATACTTCTGGTGGAGGTGGAAAATCAATTATAGGAGCAGTTAGTAAACGTTTAGGTAGAATTGCTGCAAATCCATTTACCACTATAGCTGGTAATATGCTCGCTGGTCAAATTGAAAGTTTCTATACAGGTGGAAAATCAAGAGAAAAACTTACAGAACAAGAACGTTTCAAATCATCTGCTTTTAGTAATGTTTTGGCTTCTGGTTCTACTGGATTACAAATAGGTGGAATGATTGGTGGAGCGCCTGGAGCAGTTATTGGTGGAGTTTTGGGAGGATTAACTGGATTAATCACTGCAATAAATAGTTCAAAAACAAATTTAGATGATTTGACAAAAATATATGAAGAAAAGAAAATAAAAGAAAAAGAAAGTTTTGACGCCGCTTCTGAATACATTCAAGCGAAATCAAAAATAGCTGCAAATGAAAATATTAAAGATGCAAATAAATTAGGAAAAGAAGCTTCGTTAGCTTTTGCTAATATTAAAGACTCTAATCTTAAAAACGCTTTATCTGATGCTGGAAATGATGTTGTTAAAATGACTAACATTCTTAATGAATATACTTTAAAACAAAAAGAAGCAACATTAAATATTGAAACTTTTTCAGCTAATTTAGTGGGATTGACAAAAGAAAGAGCTAAAGAAGTTGGTATGAAAACTACAGGTCCAACTTCTGGTTTATATGGATTAGAAATAGTTCAATCGCTAAAATCAATGTTAACTAAAGACACATCTGCGTTAACAAAATTAGATCTTATAGATCCAGATACTCAAAAAGCCGTTTATCAGCAAAATGAACAATTTTTCTCAATGTTTAGAAATGTTCAATCAGAATCGTTGAAAAAAATTCAAGCGGGTATAAGTGGAATGTATGTTAGTTTTATACCTGATTTCGTTGGAAATTTTGAAAAATCAATTAATTCAATAACTGAGCTATCCAAAGATCAAAAAGAAGTATTAATTGCTACATTAAAAAAAGGAAAAGAAACTGGAAGTGTTTTAGTAAAAACTTTAGCAGATCCAGCGGCTTTTAATAAATTATTCTCAGAACTTTCTATGTATTTTGCTTTGAAAAAAGCTGAAGAAATAATAACAACAAAAAATGCTGAAGCTGTAGCCGATTTAAATTTTCAATTAAAAAAATCTATAATATATTTAAATACAAGAATACAAGACGAAAGTAGATTATTAAATCAAGAAAAAAGATTAAGACAAGTTAAATCAAAAACAGAAGGATATGTAACAGAACAACTTTATGGAAAAAGAGAAATGGCTTCTTATCAGTATAAAATAGCTATGTCTGATATAGGAGCATCTCGTTCTATAAAAGATTTAGATTCAATATCTAAAGTAATAACAACTAATGTTGAAGGTTTAAGTGATGCACAAAAAATAGATTTAGCTAAAACTAGAGAATCTCTTGATTTAAAAGATCCTCAAAAAGCTTTGGCTCAAATGAGGGGTTTTGCACAAAGAACTTTTGGAACTTTAGATCCATTAAAACTAGTCGATAGTCAAAAAACATTTGTAGAAGCAATTGATGCGGCTTCAGAAGAATTAAGAAAAAATTCAAAAGACGCTGCTAGTGATTTAGAAGAAGCTGCCGCGCAATTAAAAGCAGCTTTTGAAGAAATAAATTTATCTTCAAACTTTATGTTTCAATTCAAAGCTGGATTTAGAGATCTTGCTAATGAAGGCGAAGCGTTGATTGGAACAATAGGAAGACAAATACCAAAAATGTTTGCTGATGGCTTAGTAGATGGCATAAAAGCTGCGATTAGAGAATCAGATAATTTAGGTCAAGCATTAATGGGCATAGCCGCTAAATTTCTTGATGAACTAAGTACTATGATGTTAAGATCTAGTATTTATCAAATCATGGGATCGTTTGCTCCTAGTCTTGTTCAAGGATATGGAGTTGATTTAAGTGGATCTATAAGAAAACAACAAAAAGGAGGCGTAATTCGCGCTCAATCTGGTATGTATGTTTCTGGCTCAGGAACTGGAGATAAATATCCAGCACTACTCGAAAATGGGGAATACGTCTTGAATAGAAGAGCGGTAATGGCAATGGGTGGTCCAGCTTCACTTGATCAACTAAATTTTGCAATGGCTCCTCGTTTTGCTTCTGGAGGTTCATTTAGTAATGAATTTACAGATCTCAAATCAATGGAAGCTAATATGACAACTTATGGAATGGAAAATAGTAAGTTATATGGTGAATTAAGAGATGCTGAAGTAGCTGCTGCTGAAGAGCGTAGAAGAAAAGCTTTTGCAAATAAACAACAAAGAGCGGCTCTAATTGGATCTTTGGTTGCTGCTGTAGCATCTATAGGTTTAGCACAAGGAATGTCAAATATCGCACAAAATACTCAATCTAAACAAGCGCAAGCTTTATCTGGTAAATTAACTAGTGGAGCAAATTTAACAAAAGCTGAATCAGCTTCTATCAAACCTTTCATAGATAAAGGTTTAATAAGTCCATACTCAGGAGCTTATACTGGAGGAAGCAGTTATAGTGGAGTAAAGAGTTTCTTCTCTGGTCCAACTGCTTATGGTCAATCACCTTGGTATCAAAAAATGAATCCATTTGGTAAACAGACTGGTGGATTAATTGGGTCTCGTTTGTCTGATACAATTCCAGGTTATATGGAAGGCGGATTATATAATACTCCTATAGTTAAAAGATATGGTGTTGGAATGCAAGCGGGAGGTATGTCGCCAATATCAAATAGTAATTCTAATGTTGTTAATACCACAAATGCTACTAATTCATTTAATTTCAATACTAATGTTAGTAGAGATGGAACAATTGAAGTTGGATCTAGTTCTACAAGTTATGCTCAACAAGATGTAGCATTATCTAAGAATTTGAATAGTAAAGTTTATGCTGTAGTATTAGATGCTATTAAAAATGAACAAAGATTTGGTGGAAGTTTAGCTGGAACACGCCAAGGATAATATGAAAAATGCCGCATTAAACTACGAAAATAGATTTTATTTAAATGGCGCAGCTATTTCTGGAATATTATCTGTTAATGGTAGTTATAATCTTAATTATGCTCCAATAAACACAATCGGAGTCGGTTATAATAAACAAATAATGGCCGAAGTTCCAAATGCTCAATTTAAAGTAGATAAGTATTTATTATATAATGATCCGTTTTTGCCTTTTACGGGTGAAAATCTTTCTAGACAAGCAAGAACTTTTGCAGCTAGTATAAATTACTTTGGCAAATCATTTGGATTTCAAACTGGTTGTTTAAATGGATTTAGTTTAGATTGTTCTGTAGGAGAAATTCCTAAGACTTCTATAGATATTCAAGTTTTTGGTGACATAGGAAATAATATTTCTGCTTCTGGAAATTATAGCGCACCATATATTAGCGTTCCTCAAGTAAAAGATATTATTCTATCATGCAGTGGTTCATCAACAAATAGAATAACTCAGTTTAATTATTCTATAAATTGTCCTAAAAAACCAATTTATCTTCTTCAACCATCTGGGCTTTCTTCAGGAGGATCTGGTCCATCTGGCCCTACAGCTAATTATGCTTACGTTCCTAATGAAATATTATTAGAGTTGCCAATTGAAATAGACGCTTCTTTTAATCTAGAAATAGACGATTATCAAGCTAGAAAATTATACACTCAATTAAATAATGATGATGATGCTAGTTTTTCAATAAGCATAAATGGAACAGTTTTTGCAGATGAAGTTCTTACTGTTAATGGGCAAAACTTAACAGTTAATGGAGGTTCTGATTTGATATTATATAAAAAACTAGTTGGAATAAACATGTTTAATCAATCGTTTAACAATGTGAAACTAATATCTCAAGAATTTAATTCAAGTGCTGACGACGTTTTAAGTGTAAAACTTAATTATAAAGGTTATTTAAACAATTAATATGGGAATACCACTATCTTCATTATCTGATAAATTAGGAGTAAATGTTGCGGCTACTGATATATTTTTGGTATCCAATTCTGATTCCTCACAAGATAATAAAATAACAAGAGACGAATTAAGCAAAGCATTTACTGGTTTTTATGCTCAAAATAGTCAAGGTTTAACTATTTTTGAAAATAATGGTAATTATGGATTATCAATTAGTGGATCGAATGGTTTTGTTGGTATCAATGATAGAACTCCATTTGTTTCATTAGATGTTGTAGATAATACTGCTTCTACAAATGGTTCTGGTCAAATTAGACTAAGCACTCCAAATTCTGGAAGAAAAATAGCTTTTTCATTAAGTGATCCAAATACTTATTATCAATTCAGTAAAAAACCAAATGATACTAAATTATATTTAGAATCATCTGTTAATGGTGGTTCAACATTTAGTAATTTATTCGTAGTAGATCAGAGTGGTAATTTTGGAATCACTGATTCTACTGGAGTTTTAAATAATAAATTTTTAGTAAGTGGAGCATCGATTCAGTTTCAAAATTCAGGCAATGCTATACTTTTTGATCCATATAATACAGAAATCAAAACAAGCGCTAATGATGAAACTCTATTATTAAATTATAATAATTTGGGTGATATAAATATAGGTTATAATGCAGTTTATGTAGATAATAGTTTAACTGCTCCTAAAGTAGGTATAGGTCATTCTATTCCAGCTTATACATTTCATGTAAGTGGAACTGCTGGTGAAGTAGCTAGATTTCAGACTAATCTTAGCAGATGTGTAAGTAGCTATAGAACTTCAACAGCTACAGCTTATGTTGGATTAAGTACTAGTTCTACATACATGGGTCCAAGTTCAACATTGTCTGAAAGTAATTTAGTAATATCAAGTGAAGGCTTTTGTGGTTTAGGAGCTATCGCTCCATTATATAAATTAGATGTTAGAACATCTTCAACAGGGCCTTCATCAGCTACTCCAGCTTATTTTCAATCAACAAATGTTCAAGGATCAACACAAATAGTTGTTGCAGCTAACAAAGCATTTGGAGGTGGTGATAGTGGGCCAAGAAATAGTTTGGTAACTTTTTCTCGTTATGATAGTTCTCCAAGTACAGATAAATGGTCAATTGGAAATTTATATGCAGATACTGTTTTTCCAGGTCTAAATGATTCTTTCGTTTTTATAAAAAATGGTTATAACGGAGCATCTCCAGATGTTGTTGCAAAATTAAGTACAGCGGGAAGTTTAGATATAGATGGAAGTTACACTTCTAATGATGCATACTGTAAAGGAAAATTTGTACAAACATATCAAACACAAGTAACTGGAACTGATATATATTTTAATCCATTGTATCCTAATTCTAGTAATAATCCTTCTGGTAATAATTCTATAGCATCGCCATTTACGATAGCAAATTTTAATGGAAGTGTTGAAAGGGTAATGTTTATGACTTCTGATATTGCTGCTGAAACTGCTGGTGGTTATAGATTTGAAATATCAGCAATTTCACCAATATATAATGAAGATATACCAGATGGTTTTGTGTCTGGTTTTTTTGTTAGTCCTCCGAGTAATCCAGTTACTTTTCCAACGAGTGGTATAATTGCTGCAACTACTGTTGCTGGTGTTTCTACAAATTCTGTGATAGTAAAGAGTAAAGCTAATTTTGTTGGGTCAACTAATTTTACTTCTGGTCAATTGTTGCAATATAGATTATGTAATACAAATGGAACTAAAGCAGCAGCCGCTAATTTTAATGTAGTAACAACAATTGCTTACACAATAGTTTAATGAGTAAATTCATCAAATATGAAAATTTAGATTTTAGAATAAATAATGATATTTTTTATTCTACATCTGTACAAATATCTTTAAGAACAAATATTGAACCAGTGTTACTTTCTGATGGTTCATTATTGAGATATGCTCCTCAAGGAACAGTTGTTGGTAGTTTAACTACTGAGTTTTTTTTAACAGGAGCTTATCCAAGTTATTTAATTCCTACAAGCAATTCTGAAAGTCCAGTAAATGCATTGTTTGCAGGAGTTCAAATAGAAAATTGTTATCTTAAAACAGTTTCTTTTAAAGCTTCTCAGTTTTCTCCAATATCTTTGAGTGCAGAGTTTGATTGGTTTGGTAAATTAAATACAGTTGATAGTACAAATGATTTCAAACAATTTTATTTTAATAGAAATCAATCTCTTAATAACGTTTCCCACTCAAATAGAAGTTATATTTCAGATTTAAGTAATGTATTTGGTTTTTCTGAAGTATTTGGATTTCAATATTCTGAACAGTGCGAAAGAATTCCATTTTTCAAAAATGGCGAAACAGTTCCTTTTAGAGTCGCTAAATCAAATAAAAATAAAAGCGTAAGCGTTGATGGCAATTTCTTTAAACAAAATAACGTTTCTGATGTTGAAGGAAAAATAAGTAATTGCGATTTATATATAAAAGATTATAACAATAATTTATTAAATACTTTTAATATATCTGGTAGAATAGAATCGCGAGGAATTAATGCAAGTAATAATGGTATATTGCAAAGCAGTTTGGCAATAACTCAACGTTTAGCTCCATTAAGAAACACCTTATGAGCAAATTTTTAAATACACAATTCTCTGTAACAGGTATCAAAGATTTTGATATTAATCAAAGTTATGATCAATATGATTTGGTTGATTATGAATTTTATACTGGAGATTCTGTATATCCTACTAATTTATCTGGTTTATATGCTTGGTTTAATTTAGATACTATTAATAATATTGAATTTGATGGTTCTGGTAAAATATCTTTATGGCATAATTCAGCACCAGGATTTTCAGAACAAAATTTAGTAAATCTAGACGCTACTGTAACTTTAGATTCTAGGCCCACATACGATGAAAATAGAAACTCTGTAGTTTGCCAAAGATCTTTAGGTGAAACTTTTTCGTATAATCAATTATATACTTCTCAAAATTTTTCTGGTTTTTTAACAGGTGATAGATGTTGGTTTATTGTATTTGAATATGATGATTTAAAAAATGGTTTATTTAATTATGATGCTGGTGGTGGTTATGGAATAATTTATCCAAATTATTCTACAATTATAAATACGGATTCAGCCAATCCGTATGTTACTAGTGGTGCATTAATGGTTTATGGAAATAATATTGAATATTCTTGGAATACAAATGTACCTAAAGAATCTCAACAATTTATAGTTGATACTACTACTGCCAATGGCATAACTTCTCCTCCACCTATTAATTCTGCATTTTCAGCATCCAAATTATTAAAAAAGAAAAGTATAGTTTCAATTATAAAAAATAATACAACTAATAATTTTAAATTAAGAAATAATGGTTGTGAATTATTGAATTTAACAAGTAATTATTTTTATACTGGTGCTGCTGGTCTTAGAATTGGAACTGCTGGTAATGGGCATGTTGGCGCAAATAATATATGGAACTATGATGCTTCAAGTATTTCTTATTATGAAATAATAGGATATTCAAAAACTCCTACAGATGATCAAATACTACAAATAGAAAAATATTTATTTGAAAAACATTTTACAAATGACGATGGTCTTTATATAGCTAATCAAGATTTTACTAGTTCTGATTATTCATATGCACCTATTAATATAACAGGATCTAGATATTTAACTAGAGATGTTGATTCTATTTTTAATAAAACCTATGGATGTTCTGCAAATTTCACCACAAAGGCTTTAAAGATGCAATATGGTGATGGATATTATACAAATGTTGTTCCAAACGTTAATAATTTAACAAGCGATTTTAAATTAGTTTATGATGGTTTAACGGATGTTCAATCAAAATCTTTAATTGGTTATTTTCAAAATACTTTTGAATATGAGGCTTTAGGATTAGTGGAATCTTATCAATCCGTAGATATTGATTTATTTTATCCATATAAAAATAACGCTAAAATATATTTTAATTCTTTAGAATATTCTTCTAAAGAAGCGAACTTAAACACAATTACGATAACTTGTAATTCGCCATATGATTCTAATTTGGATTATAAAGGATTTTTAGTTACTGGAGATGATACAACAAGATTATTTGATCAAACTAAACCTTATTTTAAAGACGATGTTTCATTCTTTAAAACAACAAGTTCTTTATTAGAAGATTATTATTGGTACACTGGAGCCAATAATAAAATCGTAAGTATAAATGAAAATCCTACAGGAATAAATAGCTTATTCACAAGAAAATTTTATTTTAAACCTGATTTAAATTTTCAAATTCCGCTTAATCCAAGATTTGTAAAAACTGAGTATGCGATGACCGCGCCAGTTTATGAAACAGACGGAATAAATAAGAATGTTTTAGATTTTACTTTAAGCTTTTCTAATAGATCAGATAAAGAAGCTTTGGCAATATTAAAATTTTTAGATAATAAAGCTGGTTTTAAGATTTTTGAAATAGATTTGCCAGATCCTTATAATAAAACAATAAATGTTTATTGTCCTGAATGGAATCATACATATAAATTCTATAACAATCACGATATTTCGGTAAAATTTTTAGAATTTAAAGGTTTAACTTCATCAGATATATATTTTAATACATTAATTTCACTATGACTTACGTTAATACAACTGGTAAAAATATAGGACAATGTTTAACTGGTTTTGCTATTTCTTATCCATTAAATATATACAATAGTGGAAATTCGCAAGTTGAATATAGTTTCAACAATAGCAATGAAACAAATTTTGCGCTATCTCAATCTTCTTTATTATTAGATAGTAGTAATTATGGAAATGTAGACATTTATTTTATTCCAACAGTTTCTGCGCCTTCAGGCACACAATCTACAATAATAACAATAACTAGCGAATCAACGGAAGATGGAACTACAGATCCAAGCGGTAATATTACTTTACAAATAACAGGAAATAAAATTATAGATATTACTGGTGGTTATGTTAGGTCTTTTAAAGCGGTAAGAAATTACGATACACAAAATGGTTTAAATTATGATTTTTATTGGTCGGTTCCAACAGGAATAGAAAATTTAAATAATTATTTTTTTACAGGTTATGAATTAGATATATCTACTACTCAAAATTTTTCATCTATAGTTTTTTCTAAAAATATAAATGTATCTGAAAATACAAATGCTTTTCCAAAATATGGAAACTTTTATGGTACAGATCAGTATTTAAATTATATAAATATTCCTTATTCTGAATATCCATTTTTAATAGAAACAGGTTATTATGCAAGAATGTATACTTCATCTGTTGGTCGTAGTGGAATCAGCATTTATGCAACAGGTGTGGATTCAATAACCACTCAATTATCAAATGAAGTTGTTAGTGGTTATAGCGGAACACCTCAAAATATAAAATTTAGCAGAGGGCCTTTAGTTGTTAATTTAAAACAAGGATATGATATACAAAACTTTGATTTATATAAATATATTGTAGATGCTAATTATGGCAAATCAGACTTAAGTTATTATAATTCTATAGAGATATATTTACCAGAAGATAGTACTTTTAGTTCAACAGATAGCGATAGATATGCATTACAATTAGACGGTACATTTGAAAATTTTACTGGAGATATCGGTGGTGATACAACTGTAAATATTTACATTCCTTCTACAACTCGTTTAATTGGATATCAAGGAAAAGGTGGTCAAATCAAGAATGATAATTTAAATAGCGTTGAGCCTTGGTCTAAAAATATTAATCAAACTTTGATAGATACTAGAGCATATTATAACAACGGCAGTTTATCTGATTCTAAATCCGGAGGAAATGTATTAAAACTTGCTGCACAAACAAGTATAACTGGTCAAGCTCCTGTTTCCAATTTAAAATATAATTTATATATTCAAAACAATTCGTCAATACTATCTGGTGGAGGTGGTTCAAAAGCTGGTATTGTTTTAACTACAAATACATTAGGTGCTGTTGGAAATGATTATATATTTCAAAATGGAAATTTTCCTATACAAGGATCTTATAGTTCTTTCAATAGTAAATTAGATTTTTTAAAAATAGATCAAAATCTAACTGCAAATGGAGTTTCTCTTCCGCTAAGAAATGTTGGATATTGGTTTTCTCCTCAAGCGGGTTATGGAGAAGTTGGATCACAAACAGTTGTTTGTTTTTTAAATTTTAAATTGCCACCAGGAAATTTACAGGGAATTCCAAATATATTTTATACAATTCCAATTGCGCAAGATTCTGTAGTATCAAATCCATATTCAGCTTTTGGTGGAAGTTTTTATTGTCAATTTAAACCAGTAAATACTATAAGTACAAATCAATTATGTGGTAATTTAATAACTTCATTCTCAAATTCTTCTGTATTACTAAACATATATAATAAAAATTTGCCATCTGATTATATTTTTAGATTTCCTAATAGTGGAATTTCAAATACTCCTAATTGGGTTGGTGGATCTTATACTTTAACTGGCACTGCCGCATATAATCCAAATTATAAGAGTTTTGGATACAAAGCTTTAACATTAACTAATCAGTCTTTATCAACAACATTTACTGATTCTATTGTGTGTGATGATTTTGATTTATATATAGTAGCTGCAATAGAAGAAGTAACAGCTTTTGATGCATTAGCTAATTCATCTACTTCTTTTAAATTTTTAGATTGGTATAAAACAGCTACGCCTGAAAAAGTTTCATCTAAGCATCTTTTATATACAAAGTATCCAGCAACTTCTTATAATTATTATTCTAAAGAGCCTAATGTTTTTCAATCATTTTTGACTCCATTATTCGATGCTGAAATAAAAAATATTGATGGTAGTTTTTTTATGTATGATAAAACTGGAATTGTAAAGACGAATTTTGCTCAAATATCTAAAAGCTTGAGTTCTGATCAAACTTACTATCCAGTAATAATAAACGTTAAACGTTCTAAAACTTTTTATTCTATATTTATAAATGGAACTTTATTGACTAGTTATGATCTATTAGCTTTAGCACCAGAACCGAATAAATCTTCATCTTTATTAATAAACGATATTAAAAATACTACTTTTAAATTAATAAATGATTTGTCAAGTCTTAAAGTTTCTTATTTTGATATTGCGTGTTATAATAGGCTTTTGATAGATAACGAACAGATTAATATAAATAATTATTTTATAGATACATATTTTAAATTATTCACTGGAGAAACATCTGCTACTTATAATATAAGAAATAAATCTTTTAGATTGCCAAATATTTTTAATATAGCTGGAACACCATCGAACGCTTCTTGATATGAATACTCTTTTTAAATTAAATAATTATCTAATACTAGATTTATATGAGATAGAATTAGATCCTAATGAAGGATTTCTAAGATTTCATGGATCTAAGAACTTTTCTCAAAATATTATTTTTCAAGGTAATGAGTATTCTTTTTTACCTTGTGAATTTTCATCTTTTCAAAAAAGTTCTGATGGAAGACAGAGTAGGCCAACTTTAAAAATTGCAAACGTAAATAATTATTTTTCTAAAATTTTAGCCGATAGAAATAATCTTATAGGAAAAAAGTTTTATAGAAAAAAGATTTTAGCTAAAGATTTAGATGCGGCAAATTTTACTGATGGGATTAATCCTTATGGAACTTCTAGTTTTAATACTTATATAGCTTTTGATAAATTAATAATTAATTTGAAAAAAAGTGAAAATAAACAAGAAGTGGAATTGGAGTTATCTTCTAAGATTGATGTTCAAAATTTAAATATTCCAGCTAGAAAAGTTACGAACGATACTTGTGGATGGAACTATCGTTGTTATGGATGTAATTATGGAAACACTTCTGACTATGCGGGTCCAATTATAAAAAATGGATCTGGAGACGCTGCTAATGCGTTATATTTTTTTCAAACAGTATGGAAAGATTCAGTATCATCTACTCCTTCATATCCTGGAATAACAAGTAATATAGGTCTTCCAGTTGCAGATCAAAATGATAAGACTTTTTTAGCTGGGTATAAAACAAATTTAAGCAATAATTCTTATAATTTAACAAGTTTAACATACAAAGGAGAATGGTTATCAACTAGAACTTATTCTAAGGGTGATTTTATTTTTATAGATCCACTGCCCAGCATGGATTTAGATGAAGAGTCTTCTTTGATAATTCCATTAAATAGTCCAAAAACTTTTTTCGTATGTTTGCAGGATAGCGTATTAAATAAAAATCCATTAGAGAATACAGACGTTTGGAAACAAGATAAATGCTCTAAAACATTAAATGGTTGTTTATTAAGGTTTCAAGACAATAAAACATCAGCTAATAACTCCAGAACTTCATTACCTTTTGGCGCTTTTCCAGCAACATTTCCTTATGATAACGATGCTAAAAAATGAATTATTGGATGAAATAAAAACATTATGCAATAAAAATACTGCATTAGAAATTTGTGGTTTTATTGTTCAAGATAATAATGTATATAAATTCATTCAAATTGAAAATAAGCATCCTTCTAAAGAAAATAATTTTTTAATATCTCCTAAAGACTATTTAAATATAAAGAATAAATTTAAAATCATTTATTTATTTCATAGTCATCCACATAGCCAAAACTTTTCAAAAATAGATTTTCAATATCAAAAATATCATAACTTAAATATGCTCATGTATGATATCAAAAATGATATTTTTAAAGAAATGAAGTGTAAATATTAATTATATGGTTAACATAAAACTACATGGAATATTTGAGAGTTTAATGAAAACAGAGTGGAATTTGAATGTTAAAACTGTTTCTGAAGCTTTTGATGCTATTGAGGCTAATAGTGGAAAATTAATTAAAACTTTAGGAATTTTGGAAGAATATATCTCTCATTTTTTAATTTATGTAGATGGAAAAATAATGGCTCCAGATTATTTAAATTCTCCAGTTTTAAATAAAAATTCTAAAATAGAAATAGTTCCTTTAATTTTAGGTTCTGATTTTGGTATTACTCTTTTAGTTTCATTAGTTATAATGGCTATTGCTACAGGTATTCAATTATTAATAACAAAATTACTATCGCCAAAAACGCCAAAAGATATAAAAAATAATTCTAAACTATTCTCTGGATATGAAAACGTTACTAAAAGAAATATATCTATTCCAATAGGTTATGGTAGGTTAAAAGTAGGATCTGTAGTTGTATCAAATTATTTATATAATACAAATAGAATAGCTTCATAATGAATATATACGTTCAAACAGATAGTGCTAATATCTTGACTAATGCTGCTCTTAGTAATAATGCAACAATAGACTCAGAATCTTTTTATGAATCTGTAGATATGTTGACTGAAGGACCAATAGAAGGATTGACAGATTCTAATGGAAATACTGTAAATTATATCTCTTTAAATAATTCTTCAGCTAGTTCAGTTAATTCAGCAAATTCTTCTTTAGCTTATGGTGTTTATTATAATGATGTTCCAGTTAAAGATAGTAAAAGCAATTTATTTAATGTAACTTCTTCAGATTTTAGTTTATATTTAGGAAATTCACTTAAAAATTCAGATTTAAATGCTAGTTCTTTATATGAATATAAAAGTAGAGTTTATGATTTGGAAAGAGATCCTTCTTTAAATTTTGATATAACTAAAAATTATGATGTTAAACTTTTTTATGAAAATACCACTGCTGATTTTGAAAAGAAGTTAATTGCATTAAAAGATACTGCTCGTTGCTTTACTCATTATATAAAAAATAAATACACAACAACAATAATATTAAATGTATCTATCGATTTATTGTATTATATAGGAGGAAAAGGCGAGACTTATAGTAATTATATAAGATTTGTTGTTGCTTTAAATAATCCTCAAACAAGAAAGACAGCTTATTTATATTTTCAAGGATACTTCGTAGTAAAATCTACGCCAATTATTATTCCAATTGTTTTAGAAATATCCGATGAGGATAAAGCTAATAATCCATTTGCTGAGTTTATTTTAAGTGTTTATAGTGTTCAACAAAGAATAAGCGCCATTCAAGAGTTAAAAAATGCTGGAAATGCATCAAGAAATTTTTCAGTAGATTCTGTAATCGAACAAATAAATTATGGTTTTTCAAATCCATATTCTGTTTTATGTAGAAATAAAGTAAGCGCAAGACATTTTGGATCTATTCCAGTAAGAAGTTATGATTGCAAATTATTAAAGATAAGAGTTCCAGATAATTATGATTGTGAAGCTAGAGAATATTCTGGAGATTGGACTGGTAATTTTAGCAAAACTCTCAAATGGTCTGATAATCCAGCTTGGATATTTTATGATTTATGTGTTAATTCAAGATATGGATTAGCTAAAACATTTTTTAATGAAAACGATTTAAATAAATGGGAGCTTTTAAAAATTTCTAAATATTGTGATGAGCTTGTAAAAACAAATGCTTCTACAAAATATCCTTATGATAATTTTACTTATGACAATGATTTAACAGATATAAATTCTGTAGATTATAATACTATAATAATTACTAGAGCTACAGCAATAAATCAAACACAATTATCTTTAGAATATCCAATAGGTTCGTTATTATTTTTATATGATATAAAAGATCAATTTGATGAAAATGTTGATACTAATTATAAAAAAATTATTGTATCAGCTACTGTAACTAGCACTTATAAAGCAAAAATAAAGCTTTATAATGATTTTGGTCCTCGTACATTTATAGAATCTGATAAGAGTGGTAAGTTTTTTTCAGCTTTACAGTCTTATGTATCAGGAAATCCATCTATTTTAAATAGACAAGATAAGATTAAGAAGTATGCAGTTTCTTATATTTCCAGAACAGACAATATAGTTTTAAGCTATAATAGTGCAGAAGAACAGATTTCTGAGCAATATAGTTCTGCTAAAATATTTGATTATGATTTAAAAATAAAATCAGGAAAATGCGTGGCTGCTCAAGAAGGTTTTGGAGATTTCTTAGAACCTAGATTTTCAGCAAATATTTTATTAAATAGTGAAACGGAAAGCTTAAAAGTTTTATCTGATTTGTCATCAGTTTTTAGAGGTATTTTTTATTTTAGAAATGGCTATTTAAGTTTAAGCAGCGATGTTTCTGCGCCTACTAGTTATATATTTACAAATTCAAACGTTAAAGATGGTTTATTTACTTACACATCTAGTGATTTTAATACTTCTTTTTCTATAGCTAAAGTTTCATATCTAGATAAAAGCGATAACTTTAAAGATAAAATTGTTTATGTAGAAGATTCGGATTTAATAAAAAAATATGGATTGATTGAAAAAGAGGTTATTGGATTTGGTGTTACTTCTAGATACCAAGCAAATAGAATAGGAAAATGGTTTTTAGCAACGGGAAAGTTGGAATCTGAAGTTGTTAGCTTTACAACTGGCGTTGAAGCTAATTTATTAAAAATAGGAGACGTTGTAAGAGTGGCAGATTATTTAAAAACATCAAATATAAGTTACGGTAAAATAACTTCTTTAGATTTTAAGAATAATTATATTTATATAGACAGGCCAGTAGCTGATGATTCTTTAGGTAAGAATATAAAAATATTTTCTGTTGTTCAAGGAGAACCAATTGAATTATCTTTTTATATATCAGAAATAGATAATGCTAATTTAAGATTGAAGTTAATAAATGAAAAATATTTTTCTTGGGTTTTAAAATCTGGAATAACAGCTTCTTCTGATAATAAAATATTGACTGCTATAAGTAGTTTTGCATCAGATTGGAATAAAAAGGCTTATACTAATCAATCGTATACTGATAATTGTTCTCTTGATTTTTCTGTTCCTGATTTGTCTAGTGAAAGTGCAGTGGGTATTTCAGAAATTGATAATATAAATAATAGTTATACAGATATTGATTATCGTTTTAGATTCGCTGGATCAGGAGTTGTTGTAGAAGTTAATAATTCAATTGTAGCTTCAGGATCTTTTAAAATAACAGATAGTTTTTCAATAACTTATGATGGAACTGATATAAAATTTTATCAAAATAATACTTTATTATATACAGAAGGAAGAACTAAAGGAAATCCATTATATGCAATTGTTGCAATGAAAACTATATATGCAAGCATAAAAGATTTATATTATACATCTTTTCCAGATGAAACTTATGGTAATTATGCAAATTTAAGATCTGATGCTAATTTTGCTATCTATTTAGAAGAAAATATTGATAAACAAAATCTTTATCGTATTAGTAGTATTACAGAAAATTCTGCAAATGATTATGCTATTTCTGCTCTTAAGTATGATGAAGAAAAATTTAAAATAGTTGAAGATGACAAATATGTAGATCCAAATCAAAATAATCAAAAACAAATAGTTTTTTCTACAGATGATTATATAACTTCAGCGTTAACAGACGATCAAATTATTGCAAATATAACTAATCCTCCATTGGATATAAGTTATGTTCAATCTATCAATACGAATTATGATTATTCTTTTCTAATAGAAAATGAAGTGTTAAATGCTAATTATAATTTAAAGATGTATCAATCAATTAACATTAATTTTGTTAATTTATTTACTTACTTAACTAATCCATTGGTTAATGGATTACTATGTAATATAACTAGAAATGGTAAGATTTTAAAATTTAAGATTTTAAGGTCAGAAGCTAGATTTGTTAATATATTCTTGGGAGAAAAACCAATTTCTTCAAGAAATTATAGTCCAAGTTATTTTATTGATTTTTACGCTTTTGATAAAAATTTAAAATTAATCAACGTGTAAAGTAATATATGGCTTTTATTCCAAACTCAGGAATTGATTATGATAAGGCATTCGAGGTATCTAGTATAACTTTAGTTACTGCTAATCCAGATTCTTCAACAAATAATACTTTATCACCAAGCGCATATGGTTTAAATATAAATACGCCATTTGTTAGTGGATTTTTATTAGAAGATTCAATTAATTTAGATTGGTCAGTAATAAGACCAGTTACTAATGATATTTTATCTGATATAGTTACAGATGCTGGTTTTTCTGGTTTTAAGACTAATTTTTATGATATAAATCGCAATTTAATATTTAGTTCTCCTGATAGTTTTTTAAATACATCTTATTCTGTAACTAATGATGATTTAGTTAATTTATTTTCGAATATTACTGGGGAGCAAAATGTAAATAATTTAACTCAGTTTTTTATAGATATTGTTAGTACGGATATTCAAGGAAGAACTAGTACTGGAAGTGCTTTAATTAATTTTGGAACTCCTCAAGTTTATATTTCTGGATATAATATAAATAATGAAGTAACAGTAAGTTTAAATTACGCTGATAGAAAAATAATTAAATCTTTAGATGTTTTTGTAACAACTGGATCTTCTTTTGATACAACTTCTACTGATTATCTTTTTACACAATCTTACGAAAATATAAATATTGATAACGTAATTATTCCTGATTTACAAACTAGTTCTCAATTTTTAATAGCTGATAATAATATTCGTCAGCCATATTATGTACATTTAATACCTTATAGTTATTTTTATAGTGGTCAAAAAGTAGTTTCTTCAGGAATAAAGCCATTTTCTTATAATTTATCTAGTTTACCGCCAACAATATCTGGTTTAACAGGTTACGTTTCTTCAAGTTTAAATAAAACAGATAAAAATTTAAATTTAGAAGCATTTCTTACTTGGAGTCCAATAACTCAATCTCAAGACTGTATATTTCATATCGCTGTAGAAGAAAGTGGCAATAATAAAAAAGTATATAATTATTTCGAACAAAATACTTCTCCTAAAAATATTTTATCAATTGCTTATGGAACAGGAACAGGAATTTCTGGAAATTTAAATATATTTTCTAGTTATGGATCTTCAGGTATTCAATGGGTTGATCATACAGTTTATGTAGATAATTTTGGATCATTGCCAATTGGATCTTACGAAACAACATCTACTCAAATACCTTATATAACAGAAATAAGAATTCCATCTGGTAATTCTAATTATCAAGATATATTCTTGTCTTATGGATATACAGGAAATGGAAATTTTAATTTTTTGCCTTCTGGAGGTTTTTATAGTGGAACTATTTATACTGGAACGTATTCAGCAGATAGATATTTAAATAATTTTACACCTTCTTCTACCGGAACGGATAGTTTGGGAACTTCTGTAACTGGAATACAAATAGCAAAAAGAATAACTGGTTTTGCTGATTTTGTATATTCTGCAATCAATCCTTCTTTTATTTTTCCAGTAAAAGAAGATAATAATTATTTTGTTAAAGTTCGCGCCACAAATTCAAAAGAAGTCGTTTCAGAGTTTTCGGAAACTTTATTTATCAGTTCTGGATATATAAATCAAGCTATAAATTTATCACAGCTAAGTGGAAAAAAAGTTATTGATGGTTCTGGTGTTAGTGGTTATATACCAAAGTTTTCTGATTCAGATACATTAACAACAGGTACATTATATTATAGTGGTAGTAATAATTTAGTATTTACAGAACTTCCAACAACTACAACTTCTGAAAATTTATATAAGTTAGTAATTGAAGATAATATTGTTAAAAAACAATTAGATACTGGTAATGGAACTGCGTTAATTGATGAATTTACTCAAGTAAGTCATGGGTTCGTTGTCGGTGATATTGTTAGATTTGATGGAACTACATGGTATAAAGCACAAGCTGATAGTGCCGAACACGCTGAAGTTCAAGGAGTAGTAAGAACCATTGTTAATTCAAATACTTTTAAATTGGTATATGATGGATTGATTGAAGGGTTGAGTGGATTAACGCCGGGGCAAGTTTATTTCTTATCGGCGACTACAGCGGGTGCAGCAACAACAACGGAGCCAAGTAATTTTGGCGAAGTTTCTAAACCTGTTTATTTTGCATTAACAACAACTTCCGCAAATGTTTTAACATTTCGTGGCGTTATTATTGAGCCTCAAAGTGGAACTTCAGGAACAAGTGGAACCAGCGGTGATCCAGTTATTTCTTCTACTTTAGCTTATTATAACAACTCGACTCAAAGCATATCATCCTCTTCAAATACAAAGGTAACTTGGTCTACAGCGGATACCGCGAATACTCAAGGATCGATTGGTTTAACTTTCAATGGAACTGATAGATTTACAAATACTTCTGGAGATACAATTGTTATCACTGTTGATGGCTATATAGGATGGGCAAGTGGTGGAACTTCTGGCACATCTAGATCTGTATTTATAGTAAAAAATGGTAATGTTTCTTCTTCTCAAGGAAGATATTCATATAGCAGTATACCTGCAAACGATGATTATCCAGTAATTCATTTTTCTTCAGTTTTAGTTTTAGCTAATAATGATTATGTAGAAATTTACGCTTGGCATAATGATTCAAGTTCACAAAATATAAATGCACAAACTAATTATCCTGCAAGTAGAATAATAATAGCTAGAAATGAAGGTGTTGCAGGAACTAGTGGATCTTCTGGAACAAATGGTACTTCTGGATCTTCTGGAATAAGTGGTACTTCAGGTTCTTCTGGCACAAGCGGATCTTCTGGAACAAGTGGTTCTTCTGGAGTAAACGGAAACATTGGGTCTTCTGGAACAAGTGGTTCTTCTGGAGTAAACGGAAACATTGGGTCTTCTGGAACAAGTGGTTCTTCAGGAATTGATGGTGCTACTGGATCTTCTGGAACAAGTGGATCAAGTGGTATTACTGGAACCAGCGGATCTAGTGGAACCAGTGGTTCAAGTGGAACCAGCGGATCTAGTGGAACCAGTGGTTCAAGTGGAACCAGCGGATCTAGTGGCGTAAGTGGCACTAGCGGTTCAAGCGGAACCAGTGGTTCTGATGGAACCAGCGGATCTAGTGGAACCAGTGGTTCAAGTGGAACCAGCGGATCTAGTGGCGTAAGTGGCACTAGCGGTTCAAGCGGAACCAGTGGTTCTAATGGAACCAGCGGATCTAGTGGAACCAGTGGTTCAAGTGGAACCAGCGGATCTAGTGGCGTAAGTGGCACTAGCGGTTCAAGCGGAACCAGCGGATCTAGTGGCATAAGTGGCACTAGCGGTTCAAGCGGAACCAGTGGTTCTAATGGAACCAGCGGATCTAGTGGAACCAGCGGATCTAGTGGAACCAGCGGATCTAGTGGCGTAAGTGGCACTAGCGGTTCAAGCGGAACCAGTGGTTCAAGCGGAACCAGTGGTTCTAATGGAACCAGCGGATCTAGTGG